TGATAGGTTGCCGCTAGCGCCGTTATGCGAACGTCAATGCGAATTCCCCAGCGCTTGTTTACGCAAGTAACGCGGTCGCCTAAATCATAATCGGTTCGGTAAATAAGATTTGCAAAAGTGTTGATCTTCGATCCGAATGAAAGCGTTTCCGCGTACTGTTCCAATTCCTCCGCGCCTCTGGCGGACAGAAGCGCTAAATACTCCGTATCGGTCAGCGATACTTGCGTTCCGTCGTCGTCCTCGTATTCTTGCACTATATCGGTGGCGTTTATGAATACCTCTTCACGTGCCAGCCCTGTTGCCGATCCGCCTACTTCGGCAACCTTTCGGGCAACGCCTTCTTTCTCTTCTCCGCCGACAAACGCCGTTGTTTTAAGGTTTTCCACGCTGTTTGTGTATTCCTGTTCAACGATGTTATCGAATTCTTGCGAAAAGATACAAGGCGCATTTCCTGCGGTATTGCCCGCTGTAAGGTCGCGCCCTTCGTAGACAGAAAAGACGTGCGCGCCTGTTCGCGCGTCCGTCCGCATTCGTATTCCCAGCTTCGCCGCCTTTGCCGCCGTTTCTGCCGCAAGCTGTGCGTTTGTGTACTGCTCCGAAGTGTAGTCGATCACGCCGCTTTCGGTGTCCTCGTCGTCGGTAGCGATTGAAACGTCCGGTATTTTCCGCGCGGTATCAGCCGGATTTGTTACGTTCTCCCGTACAATGCGGTATAAAATGTTCTGCGTTGTGTCGTTCGTGATAATCTGCTTCTTGATTATCCGCTTCCCGATCCACGCGATAAGGAACTTTCCTTGAACCTCGATTTCCTCCAGCCCCTGCGAATTCTTCGTAATTGAAACGTACCGGATTTGTGCCGCTTCGTCGTCGCCGCGCTTCATAATGATATTGTTCTTCACCAGCATTCGGGAATGCTCTTCGGTGAAGGGAACAAGAAGTTTGAATTCGCCGCAACTCCAATAGCGGCGCGTCCAGATCAGCGAAGCGATTTTTTCGACGATCCCTTGAAGCTCCATTTCGGAAGAATAGACGTATAATTCCATACCGCTACACCCCCAAATACAAGTTATTGTGATAGATAGATACTTCAAGATTTTCTGCGTTCGTATCCGCCGAATAGCGGAAAAGGTTATCGCCCACGGCAAGCTGTAAATATGAACTGTCAACGTCAAGATAACGGAAAGCGTCGCTTTCCGCGCCGTTTCGCGTCAGCTTCACGGATTTTTCGCCGTACCCCGTCGAAACGGTCAGCACGTCGCCCGCTTCAAGCGAAATATTCGCCTTGATGAACTCTTGCGTATTGACGTTCAAAAGCTGGGGATTTGTCAGCGCGCCCAGCGCGCGGAACTCTATACGGATACCGCTTTTCACGTCGCCGGAATTGAATACGTTGACGATCAGCGAAGGCTGGCGGTAGCCGATTTCCCAATCCGGCGTTATTTCCAGCCCGTCCGGAACAGGGAATTCAAAGCCGCCGATCCACGTTGCTATATCCTCGCGCGTTTCCGCCTCTTCACGCCAAAACGGATTAAGACACGAAAGCTGGATCGTGAATTGCTCGAAAATCGTTCCGCGCTTAAAAATAGGCGCGTTGTTGATCGTGCAACCGATAACCCGCTTGAAGTCGCCTAATTCGTAAGTAAGCGTCGCGGAATACTGCGGATTTAATATCCGGTTCAGATTGCGGCGCAATTTCTGTATAGCGATTTTGTCCCGCTCCTTGATATGCCCCACGATGTCAATATCGCGGCTTTCAATACGGTATCCTAAATACGTATCTCCGTCCTGCCCCATACTGTTTGTTGAATAAATAGCGTTCTGCACGTCAGACAAGCCGGAAACGTCCTTGAAGTTTACGTGATACGAAGAAGCAGGGGAAAAGACAATGCTTTCCCCCCGCTCGTTCGTGTAGGTCAATTTCTCTTGTACTTTCATTAGGTCATTACCTCCCGCGCAATCATTCTGAACTGCCGCGCCGCCTCTCGCTGTTGCTGGGCGTAGGAAGTATCGTTCGCATAGATGTTTTGAACAACCTTGAACGTCGCTTCCTGCCCGCCACCCGTGCGCGGGCGCGGTTCGGGATCGTCCGGAACGGCGCTGTCGGTCGCCTTGCGGATCGTCTTTTCAACGTTCCGCATTTCACGCCCGAAGCCTTCGCCAAGCCCCTGCGCCATATATTCGCCGATACTCGCAAACACTTTCGACGGGGAAGCAATATCCATTTCATCTTCAACCGCCGCGACAATCTCGCGCATCATCGAACGCACGCGGCTTTCCAGCCAGCTCGACATATTTTGAAAGCCTTGCCAAATGCCGCGCACCATCTCTTCGCCCGCCGCTGTGAAGTCGGATACGAAGGAACGAAGCTCCGTCAAGATAGGCTGTACGATCTGCGCCACCTTGCTTGTAATCTGCGGGATACCCTGCACCATACCGGAAGCGATATTGCGGTCAATCGTAACGCCCGCGTCGATGAACTTTTGATTTTGCGCGTTGAAGGCGGTAATAATGCTTTGCGTGATCTGCGGGATCTTCGCGGTAATCTGCGGGATACCGTTAATCAGTCCGGAAGCAATGTTGTTCCCGAAGTCCTGTCCGGCTTGAATAAGCCGTTGCGCCTGTGCGTTCAGTCCGGTAATAACCTTCTCGACGATCGCGTTTATTGCTCCGGAAAGCCCTTCGATATTCGCCATAATGCCGTCATTCACGGCGCGCACCGCTTCGGCGGCGGTAAGCTGTCCCGCTCCGCCCATTGCGGCGGTCATATCAGCCGAAACGCCGTCCATACTTTCGCCGAAGCCTACGCCCACGCCTTCGCCCATATTCGTACCGATTTCGGCGAACACGGTTGAAGGGGAGTGAATGCCGAAGAAACTTTTAATCCCGCTCACAAGGGAAGAAGCCCAGCCGGTTACTTTGTCCCATAACCACGAAGCCGCGCTTGAAATGCCTTCCCACAATCCGTGAAGAAGGTTTGCGCCCGCACTCACCATTTCGCCGCCCAAACTTGCGAACGCCTGTACGATACCGGAAACGATCTGCGGAACCGCTTTGACAATTTCAACAATGATCGTCGGCAAATTCTGAATGAGGGAAACGAACAACTGAACGCCCGCTTGAATGATCTGCGGGATATTCTGCACAAGCGCGTTTACAATCCCGCTGATAATTTGCGGGATCGCCTGTACGATCGTCGTTATGATCTGCGGAAGCGCCTGTATCAGCGCCACAAGAAGGTCAATGCCCGCTTGAACAATCTGCGGGATATTTTCAAGAAGCGCTGTAATGATCCCATTTATGATTTCCGGAATAGCCGAAACAATCGTCGTAATGATTTCCGGAAGGGCGGAAATAAGGGAAGTCAGAAGGTCGATACCCGCTTGAATAATTTGCGGGATCGCCGCCAGCAGTCCATTAACAAGGCTCGTTATCACTTGCGGAAGCGCCGCTACAAGAACGGGGATCGCGTTAATGATACCCTGCGCCAGCCCTGTAATAAGCTGTAATGCCGCGTCAATCAGCATAGGGATATTATCGATCAGCGTTTGCACCAACTGCGTAATAATCGAAACGATCGTCGGAACAAGCGTCGGCAAGGCTTGCGCGATACCTGTTGCAAGCGTCCCGATCATCTGCAAGGCGAATTCAAGGAAGGTCGGAAGCATCGTCCCAAGCTGTTCAACGATGAACGTTACAAGCCCCAGCAAGCCTTCGGAAAACTGTTGCGCCGCGCCTTCTGCGCCCTCCAGCGCTCCTGTCAGCCCTGTTCCGATAAGCTCGACGAACGGCGTTATCTGTTGCAGAAGATCCGCCGCAAGCTGTTTCAGCTTCGTAACGATAGGTTCGGCAATCGCCCCCAGCGCCGCCATAGCGCTGTTAAGGTTCGCCGTTGCCTTCTGCGCTTCGATAATATCGCCGTTTACCTCTCTGTAAGCCTCCGCCGCGTCGGAATAAAGCCCGTTCAGCGTTTCCGTAATCAGCGCTTGCCGCTCCTGCTCCGTTGTGCAAGCGTCCAGCTTCGATTGAAATTCATCTTCCGAAACGCCCGCCCAATTCAAAGCGTCGGCAAGCCCGCCCGTAATCTGTCCGGTTTTCGCCGTTTCGTTCGCGGCTTCCGTCAAGTTTTCGATCGGCAAGCTGTCGCCGAAGGTCGCATAAACGCCCGTCGCAATATCCGTCCACGTCGCCAGCTCCTGCTCGTTGTTCGTAAGCTGTGCAAGGTGTGCGGCGGCTTCGGTCGCCTGTCCGTCGTCGCCAAGAATGCCGTACAATTCGGTATAAGTGTTCTTTGCATCTTCCGCCGAATGCCCCGCCGTTGTAAAGCCCGCTTCCAGCTTGCCCATATTTTCGCGTGCTTCGCGCGTACTCTCTGCAAGCCCTAAAAAGGCGGTAGCCGCCGCGCCGATCGCCGCGCCCATTGCGGCAACGCCCGCCCCGATTGCCTTTCCTACTTTTCCCACGGTGTCGCCGACGCTTTCCCAATCGATCTTTGAGCTTTTCAGCTTCTTTGAAGTGTCGTCAAGCTCCCGTTGAACCTTCACCATTTCGGCGCGTGTGTTGTTAAGGTTCGTCTGCATTTTCTGATAGGCGGGATCGGTAGGATCGATCCCGCCTTCACGCATTTTCTTCAATGCCGCTTCTGCGGCTTTCGCTTTCTTCGCCTGTTCGTCAAGCTGTTTTTGTAGAATATCCTGCTTCCGTGTAAGCGCTTCAATACTTTCCGCATTGTCGCCGAATTCCGCCGTCGCCAGCTTCATTTCCGATCCGATTTCGCGAAGGGAAGTATTGATACCTTTACAGGCGGCGCGGTATTCTTTTTCGCCTTCAAGAATAATTTGCGATTTGATTTGCTCTTCCTTCGCCATTTACAACCCTCCTAACACGTCGTCAATATCGGCTTCCGGCTCTTCCGGCTTGAAGCGATCCGGATTGAATTGTTTGTGTATCCTAAAAAGCGTCAAGATTTTATACGGTGTCATTCGCCATACTTCGGCTTCGCTCCACCGAAGAAGCGTAACGCCGATATAAAGAAGGCGGGCAAGGTCGATTATTCCTTGCCCGCCGCCGCGTTTTTTCTGATTTCGTCGTCCTCTCCGTCGTCCTCTTCATCGTCGCGGGCGGGCGGCTCTTCCGTGCCGTTGTTGCCCAGCGAAAACGCCTTGAAGATCGAAGATTTCACTTCGTTAAAATTGCCCGTATGAATGAGTTTGCCCACCTGCTTTTCGGTAAGCTCTTCGTCGCCGTCCTCTGCACCTTCGTTCAGAAGCAGGGTAAGAAGCCAACGAATGTTCTTCACGCTGTCTTTTCCGGAAAGCGCCTTGTCCAGCTTGTCAAAGCCTCCGAATTTGTCCTGCATTTCGTCAATAACGTTCAGACTGAAAAGAAGGTGTCTTTCCTTCACCAAGCGTAATCCTACCACTCTGTGCCTCATAAAGTTTCATAAGCGTTTTAAGTAAAGAAGT